TGGAACCGTTAGGATTTATTCCGGAGATCTAGCTGGCGGTATAGCTTTGTTACGAGCCGACCTCGATAATGTCGAAGGGTCACTGGGAGCTACTCCGGGACTGACCCCACCTAGCACAAATGTAAAACCCGGAAATTTATGGTTTAACACAGCCAACGGAAAACTATTCGTTTATTACAATGACGGATCTAGTTCTCAATGGGTGCAATCCCCATCTTTCTATTTTGGATCAGCGGCCTCAGGCGTAGCAGCCATTAATTTTCCCAGCAGCCCTACATTAAATCAAACCCACACCGATGGCGCGACCACTTGGAAGTGGAACGGCACATCTTGGGAACTGGCTAATATCACAGCACTGTCAGTGACTACTGTTTCTGCAAGTACAGGGTTTACTGGTAACTTACAGGGAAATGTCACTGGTAACTTACAGGGAAATGTCACTGGGAATGTTACCGGTCAAGTCAGTACTATTGCTAATCATAACTTAGACGGCCTAGGCGATGTCGTTGTAACGAATCCAACAAATGCACAGGTATTAGCCTGGAGCACTGCTAACAATAGATGGGAACCGTTGTCGTTCAGCGGATTCAGCGGCGGAACTGTACCTAACCCTATATTGATCACAGCAACAACTGTTAGTACAAGTTCTATAACAGGTGCTTTAAGGGTATCAGGTGGTGTTGGTATTTTAGATGATCTTTACATAGGAGGTCATTTAGCCGTAGAAGATGAATTTTTATCGTTAAGAACAAGATCTGAATTAAGATTTTATGATGAAGATAACAGCAATTATGTAGGATTTAAATCCCCTGCGACCATTGGATCAAATCTTATTTGGACACTGCCTGCCACAGACGGTGATTCTGGACAGTTTTTAAGAACCAATGGCGCAGGAGTGTTAAGCTGGGCCAGTGCCAGTGGTGGCGCAGGCGGCTCAACTCCTCCGGGCGGGTCAAATACTCATATTCAATTTAATGACAGCGGATCGTTCGGCGGCGACGGCAGCTTTACTTTCAATGTTGCTACAACCACAGTAAATATTCCTACTTTAATAGGTGCTGGTGTTGTAACATTTACTAACAACACAGTGTCGACGACAACTACCACCGGCGCTGTAAAAATTACTGGCGGTGTGGGCATACAAGGACAGATAAATGTAGGTGGTGCCACAAATAAATTTACTGCATCAACTACTTCAAGTTCTGCTACAACAGGTGCTGTTGTAGTAGCAGGAGGAGTGGGTATTGGCGGAACTGTGAATGTCACAGGAACAGTCAGCAGCGCAGCATCCCCTACAGTAGCATCTCATCTTACAACAAAGTCTTATGTAGATGCAGCAGTTTTAGCTTATTCAATAGCGTTCGGAGTTTAAGGAAAACAAATGGCAAAGAAACTCGTAAAAAATTATGTTTTTACACCCGGTGTAAGCTTAGACGCTAACCTTTATCCAGAAGGTTGGAGTTTAATTAATCAGAATCGACAATTCATTATCAAAGAAATCGTTGCATTTATAGACAATCAAGTAGACAGTGCTGAAAAATGTGAAAGAGACATCGAATATCTAGTAGATGCTGTTGGTTTTGATCTAACGTTAGGAACAAATTATAATTCTGTTTTCCAGGGTCTTGCTGAATATAACTCTGTTGATATTTCAGAGACTGTAGTAAGAACGATTAACAGAGCAAGAAATTATATTTTAACCATAAGTTCAGTAGCATCAAATGCTACAGCAGTAACTAGAGTAAATTCTTTTTTCAATGAAGTTATAGATATAGCTACTAACGGAAGAAATTCTGCAGATGCAATAACCTTTACAACACCCACATCAGGATCCACTGCCAGCGAAGTAGCTGCTAAAGATAGATTAGTTGCAAATATAAATTTCTTAGCTGCCGAAGTAAACGCTTGGGTAGCAGTAAACTATCCAGCTGCTGACCACGACGTTGCTAAGTGTACTCGAGATGTAAAATACGCTGTCAATGCTCTATGCTATGATATACTCTATGGCGGAAACAGTGCTACTTATGATCAGGCTAAATTTTTCTTCTACGGATTCGCTGCTGGCGGCCCAGGTATTGATCCAACGCACCAAGTAGCAACAGTAGCAGCCTACGGAAGATTAAAAACAATCGTAGGCCAAGTAGCAAGAGGAGATACAGTAACAGTCAGCACAGGCAATGCACTGACTCAAAACACATCTGGATCAAATGCCGATGCAGGTGAAGCGACAATATTAGAAAACCTAGTGCAGATCACAGCAGATGTAATCAATGCAGCTAACCAAGCAGCAGCACTGGCTGTACTAGCAGGTTATGGAAGAACACTGCCAGATGTTACCTGGGCAGCAGCAGGATTACAAAGTGCTAAAACAGCTATCGACTCTGCTAGAACCACCATCGTTACCACTGCTGTTGGATATACTGGTTATGTATACGATCAAGTCAAATGTGAAAGAGATACCGGGTATGTCATAGATGCATTACTGCACGATTTAAGATATGGCGGCAACGAAGAAATTAGATTCGTAGCCAGCCAGTATTGGGATGGAGACATTCCTCAAATCGACGGAACTAGATTTCCTGAATATGATGCTTATGAATTCGCACAAGATCTCATAATGCTCTATATTTTAGAAAATCAATTAGATGCCAATCCAGAGCAAGATATAGAAATACAGGTAATCGATAACGATCTAGCCACAGAATCGGGACCAGCTGACCGAGTTGAAGAATTATTAGGTTACATTATCAGTGTTATACAAAACGGTTTGAGTTCTTTACCTGAAGAAGAAGTAGCAGTGGGTAGAGTTGAAGTTTTAGGTAAGATAGAATTAGAAGATCTATTGTTGATATCAAACGTCACAGATAACGTCGTAATCTACAACTTTGCTGAACCAACTAAAGGTGCAACTGTAACATTTACTGAAGGTAATTCAGATGCGTATCCGAACGCACTATCGGTAAACAACGGTGTTACAGTAATTAAATTCAAAAACGATACCAGTTCGATGTCGTCTACAGACAGCATTCAGGTATTTTTAGAAAATACAGAACTTAAAGTAAGACCGTATGATTTTGGCACAGATGCTATCGAACGTATGCGTGTGGCACAACCTCAGGCCATGCTTGATGCTGACTTTGAATACGGTCTACAACCTACTAAGTGGCAAGCGATTGGTACACAACGCGGGTATCCGTCAACCTACGAATTAAGTGCTTCGGATATTCCGGTCAGTAACATTACCACAGATGCCAGCACCCCAACCAGCGGAGTTGGTGCCAGTTTAATATCTGTTACTACTCAATCTAGTCATGGCTTAACTGCAGGAACACCAATTACCCTTAGAGCTCTTTCGTCATCGATCACAGGATTTGCCAGAGCAGAAGGAACTTTTTTAATTTTTGATGTACCATCTACAGCAGTTTTTAGATACTACGCTAAAGCCAAAGTAGGAACATCGTCGGGTCAGGTATTGGCCACATCAAACAGTCAGCTTCGCCAAGCAGGATTTTATTCAGGTGCATCAGTAGGTACAGCTTCTATCTCAGTAGCATCAAATGGATCTAGCGGAACACTGACCACAGCAGCGTTGAGAACAGAAAGCGGCGGCAATACACTGTCATATGTAGGCACTCCTCCGCCGGTCGGATCTCCGTTATCCGGAACAGGAATAGCCACAGGTACACAGGTAACTGGTATTTTTGGAGATATCAACAGTGACGGTATTCAAGATTATAAATTTGTAAGAACTACATACTCTCCAGGTGCCACAGCCATTGACGTTATTGATACGTTAGGTTTAGAAGCTGGAATGGCCGTAGGTAATGAAGCAGCGACTAATCTATTAAGAGAAATCACTTCAATAGTTGGAACCACACTCAATCTTAGCGGTTCTGTGACCGTAGGACATACCGGAGACGAAAGTAGTTATACTGGAAGTTTATCAACTGTGACACCATCTGGATCTAATTGCTTTCTAAATATTAATGTCACTGCCGGCACTTACTCTGTGGGCGGTATCGGCGGGTCTGGTGGCGGAACAGATTGGCAACAAGGCGATACTCTGTTGATCACAGGAGATAATCTAGGTGGCACTTCGCCTACCAACGATCTATATCTCAACGTTGACACTGTGTCTGTTGGTGCTGTAACTGCGGTAACGATCATCCAAGGCACGGGCACAGGTACTGCTTCTTTTACAGATATCGAAGCATTTAGCACAGGAGCCAGAGGCACAGGCGGCGGAAATTTCACTATCGATCGAGCAGCCGGCAGTTATGAATGTTCTACCTTCCCAACTACAGGATCTAGCAAATATTACGTAGGAAATAGATATAAAGTAGCAGGAACAAACTTTGAAGGTACTTCGCCTACTAACGATGTCTTTATTACAGTGACTTCAGTCAGCGGAACCGAACTAGCAGGAGTAAGCGTATCAGGAACTGCGGCCAGAGGTGATCAAATTCCTATTTACAATACTATTACTATATCGGCAAATACTACCGCTAATGTCAATGCAAGCAGCTCTATTACATACAGCGCCATCGCTATTATACAAATAGATTTCGCTTCTAATCACGGATTAGTTCCAGGAAATTCTATAAACGTTGCTATTTCAAGTGCTGGAACCAATCATCAACTGGCTGCGGGCCCTTTCTCAGTAGAAGCCATCCCCAGTTTGACCAGCATACAATATACCTGTAGAGCTCCGGGTACTGTAAGTACATCAACACCAGTATTAGGAACAGTGTATGTAAGACCAGATACATTCTTTACTCATAGACCGTTTGACGGTGGTGTTCAATTAGGCACAGGAGGTCCCCAGCACGGCGGACAGGCAATACGTCAGAGTAAAAAATACATACGATACCAGTCTGGTAAAGGAGCTATGTACAACACCGGTGCATTGTTTGCACCTAGCTACGATCTAAGGTCAGTTACCGCAGCCAGCACAGCTCAAGGAGCAATAATCACTGTGGTCACCGACGATGTGGATCACGGTGTGCAGGCAGGTGCAAGAGTTAGACTAAGCGGGCTTCAAACAACAGGTTATAACGGAGATTACACCGTAACGGAAATCGAAGATGAAAGAACATTTAGAGTCACAGCCTTAACACAGCTAGGCAGCACCACTGCAACTATCGGATCTCAATGCCAGATGTCTCTGCTTAACTGGCACGGAGCAGTGGTTAGGTCGGGACCGTTTGACGATCAGAACGGGATCTTCTTCCAATACGACGGAAATCAATTATCCGTAGGAAGGAGAACCAGCACTTTCCAAATTGCCGGAACTATAGCTATCAATTCTAACAGTAACACGGTAACAGGAACTAACAGTAGATTTAGAGACCAATTACAAGAAGGCGATAGGATCGTTATTAGAGGAATGACACACGTTGTTTCTAAGATTGATTCTAATACCAGTATGTATGTGACTCCTGATTTCAGAGGAGTTAGTAATATATCAGGTGTAAAAGTTTGTAAGGTCCAAGACCTAATCATTCCTCAATCACAATGGAACCTAGATAAATGCGACGGTACTGGACCTTCGGGATATAACATTGATGTTACAAAGATGCAGATGATTGGTATACAGTTCAGCTGGTACGGTGCTGGATTTATTGACTGGATGCTAAGAGGACCAAACGGCGATTATGTATTCTGTCATAGATTAAAAGGTAATAACTTAAACTCAGAAGCTTATATGAGAACTGGTAACGGACCAGTGAGATATGAAGTTTTAAACGAAAGCGCAAGATCTAGATTAGCAGCATCCATCAGCGATGAGCAAAATTTTCTAGAACTAGATGATGTATCAGATTTTCCTAACAGCGGAACTGTGTATGTGGATAACGAACTTATCAGTTTCAGCGGCAGGAGTGTTAGTCAAAATTATCTAACTGGATGTACACGTTCGGCCAGCTTAACAAATTATGCTGCAGGCGCGGTACGAACTTACACAGCAGGTGATGCAGCAGCACACGATAGTCGAGCAGGAGCTGTTTTGGTTTCCTGTACAACCAGTCCAATTATCAGCCACTGGGGTTCCGCTTATCTAATAGATGGAAACTTTGATTCTGATCGAGGATACATTTTTAACTACGCTGCTACGGGAGTTTCAGCTACTCTAGATAAAAAGACCGCATTCTTCATTAGATTGGCTCCCAGCGTTAGCAATGCTGTAGTCGGTGATCTAGGAGAAAGAGAACTATTAAATCGAGCACAATTATTACTGTCACAGTTATCTATCACTTCCGACACTGTCTCAGGCGGCGGCGCGATTGTTGTTGAGGGTATTTTGAATCCAACAAATTATCCAATCGACCCAAGTAAAATTACCTGGAACGGTCTACAGGCAGCAGCCGCCGGTGGACAACCTAGTTTTGCACAGGTCGCCCTAGGTGGTTCAGTAGACTGGGGAGCAAGCTCGACTACCAGTACTGCTACAGTACAAGGAGCCCTAACTACCACAGCCAACGCTGTGTCATTTAATGCGATAACTCAAACATTGACTGCACGTTGGTGGGATCCGGACGTAGCACCAAACAATCCTTATCAAAGCAGAGGCGCTTTCAGTAACAACCTTGCTATAGATAATGGTTCTAGCGACTCCAGAAGAGAGCTATTTGTAAGAACTACCGATTTCGATGCTGCAGGCACTACGATCGCAGTAGGAGATGAATTAAGCAATGCCAGCAGCGGAGCATTTAGAAATAACACGAATATTTCTCAGATACAGCGAAATTATGTCACAGTTAGCGGAACAAATTATACCAGAATCGTCTTCGATGAAGATATTCAAACATCTTCATCTAGCAATACAGATGTGACTTTTACAGTGACTAGTTCTATCGCAGCTGAATATAACAGAGCGATCAGGACTAGCAGGAGCTCGATATTGATTGCTGATTCAGCAGTGACCAGTTCGGGATTAGCTATCAACGACACTGTGAGCAATGCTACATATATGTCCAGTGCTAGAACTATTAACAGTATCACTACTGCATACTTTAAAACATCCAGCACCACGTATTCGTTGTTGAGTCTCAGCAGCAGCGGATCGAGCGATAGTCCAAGCGGAGCAGGAACTCAAAGTATGACCATAACCGCTTTCCAAACTGCGGCCAGCTACAGCGGTTCAAACTATGTATTCTTTACCAGTACAAGCTGGGAAGCATCTGGAGCAGCATTGAGCACTCGAGTAGCTACTACTGATACTAAGTTTCCAGCCGGTACAACAGTCACTGGTATCACTGCAAGAAGCTTAGGCGCCACTACAGTTTATAGAGTTAACTTCAGTCAAACTTTATCGTCTACTGCGTCTGCAGCGGGAACAGTAACATTCCAATTTGGTGCTGCGTATGCCCTGCCAGGCGAACAGGTATTTTCATTCATCAGTAATCCCGGAGCTACCGATGTGCTAGATCTGTCACAATTGAAAGAATTAGGAACCACTGCTATCGGCGGTAGAGGTACGTTCCCTAATGGTCCTGATACATTGGCTATCAACGTTTACAAGGTCAGCGGATCTGCTACTAATGTTAACCTAATTTTACGTTGGGGTGAAGCTCAGGCTTAATTGTTTTAGGAAGAATAATCTCTCAATTTTTTGAGAATTTTCTTCCTAATTTCTGTGATATTAGATTTGATCTCATTGACTCCCACGGGCATATGATGGGACGTTGCAAGTTCTTGATGTTGGTTATCTAGTCTTCTTACTTCGTTGACCAACTTGTTTAACAATTCCTGTAATTCCGTTTTGATACCGTTATCTTCAATACCGTCGATCTTAGTCTTCCATCCGCGGTACTCTGATTGAAATCTTTCATTTTTTAACAGTGACAGCATCGTCTAACTCCAATATAGTTTCTATTTTAGTTCTTATAATTTGATTATTTAATGTGGTTTTCAAACCATTATGCAAATTCTTAGGCAAGTGGTCTAACTGTGCCCAGCACAGCGTGGGAGCGGCAGTGGTAAGGAACTCTTGATCAACTAAGCAAACATATGTTCCATATTCAAAACCTCGATCTTCGCTGAGATACAACTCTATAGGTATTAATCTACCATCACTGTAATCAGAAATCAAGTCTTGAGAGTCTTCTAAAAGATTTGATTTACGACCAAAAGTAGGAACTGTCCAGCGAGAATCTTCGTCTATTAACAATATACGACCTGTGTTCTTGGCTAGAAATAATAGTCCTGCTCTCTGTTGCATACTCATACTTATTATGCATCTAGATCGAATCTCCAGAACCCGGCAGTATATTCGCCTTCGAAGCTCTTTAACCATTGTTGACCATCCCACTTATACTGGATGCCTGTGGTCAAATTGGTTACGTAATTATTTTCATTTTGTTCGGTTGGAGTAAAAACAGTGACCCACTCGTCACCGTTCCATTCTATGATTGAATTTTCTAAGATTTCGGGATCAGAACTGTCTAGATTTTTCCAAGCATCAGGACCGTCATAGCCAGACTGTCCCCTGTTTACACTGCTGTTCACAGCGTCTAACATCAAATATCTAGTGCCTACAGGTATATTAGCTATACCATTGAATGTCTTTTTAGGATTAAAATTGTAAGGATCTATTATGGCAGTTAACGCATCTAAAGTATTGGACGGTACAGTATCTCTGTCAATGGTAACTGACAGGTAGTTAGGATCTATGGCATTTACTGTAAAGGTACCAGTAACTTCGTAACCGCTAGGCTGTAAAAAATGTATTTTACTTAATCCCGCTATATAGCCACCTTGCTGCTCAAATATAACTTCCCAATTTATATCCTTACCAAATTTATTTGTAAGAGGTATCCGTAGCACATTGGCTATTTGATCTACATCTAAAATAGAAACGTTATATAAGTTAGGTATGCTAGGATTGTTTGCGCTCAGTAGAAGTACGCTGTAATTATCGTTAGTTCTGCGTACAGAATTGTCTGTGCCTCTATTACCTAAATTAAATGAAAGGTCGTTGAGATTAAGAACATCGCCGTTTTCAGAAAACACATTAGAGATCACAGACCTTACTATGCCCAATCTCTTGACCTTAGCAGGCGGAGTGATCCATACAGGCATTTCAAATTCTAAAGTACAGATATCTATTTCTGACTCTGCTCCCTGAGGTATAGTCCTCGAACTGAAATTAATATTATTGATATAGATAACACTTAAACTAGTCCAATCTAGATAATTATCAGTGGTCTGTATTTCTAAACTAGGATTAAACAGCACTAAAATCTGTTCTAGTATCTGTAATTTTTGATCAGTGTTAGATGTCCATATGTCGCACTTCATAGTAAGTTTAAACGGAGTCGGCATGAGTCTTTCTACGGTATAGCCCCCACCTTGATTACCACTATACACAGGATCTCCCGTGTTATCAAATTCATAAGATCGTTCTCTGATCTGGACTTTGCTAATAAAAGTTGGATCTGCTAATCGTGATGTATCTAACTCAAGCCCCGAAATATAACAAGCGACCTTTGGAACCGTAGACATTTTATTTTCAGAATTGTCTTTGATAATTCCAGCTACCTGTCTGGTCATGTCTCCGTACATCACAGGAATGTGTCTTTCCTCAGGAACCGATCCTCCTGTTTTATATTTGAATCCTATGAACACACGCATGAACTGCGTGACATATCTTCTTATCTGTCCGTCGTAGAAGTAATCCATTATGAATCTGCCTTGGGTCTTAGAGCTTTACTAAGGCTCTGTTTTTCTTTAACTGTTTTACCATTGATAACATCAGTTTTTTGATTATTAATAAAACCAGTTTTTTGTGTATATCTAGCTTCCTTGCCTTCAAACATATCACCGCTTTCTTGTACGTCGTCTGGGCCGAGGTTACTCATTGTCATTCTAACCTGATCTTCAAATTTAATCCATCTAGTACCACTGAATCTAAACAAACGTTTAGGCATAAAATCTAATCTTAAACAAAATTGTCCTTCGACAGGATTCGCAGGAAATCCTGCACCTGCAGAGAAAGGAGCCCCATTTGGAGGCAGTCCGTCTCCCAACAAGTAACTGTCATAACCTTCGCTGGTAGGACTCTGTATCGATGTCGACGCAGTGGCTCCTACATAAATCGGATCTCCATTTTCATCAAACACAAGATTGCCGTATTCATCTGTGGCCTGTGTTTCTCTAGACGCATCTATTTGTGTGGTATCTACGCTGACCAATTCAGTGCGGCCATCATTATTTTTCTGTATATGATAATATTTGCTAGTATCATATCCGCTGCGAGGAGCATCTGATTCTGCCTGATCAAGAACTGCCTGAGTGATCTGCATTTCTTTTTCATAGGTACTCATTATGTCTCTGAGCGTTTGATCACTGCCTTCGCCGGCTAATCCATCTAATATTTCTTTGAATTCTTGACTATCAACTAACGGCTTACATTTAGCACGATAGAGATGTGGATACCAAGTTACTGAGAACCCTTCAGCAGCTCTTGAAATTTCTTCAATCACATAAAATCTTTTAAGGGAGAATTGAAAATCGTTTAGTGCAAATTGGTCCTTTAGATGCGGTAACTCTATAACATCGCCTGCTATCAATTTTCTGCCTATTTTTTCAACAGTATCATTGATGTGAAAACTTATAAAAATCGTATCATTCTGTAGAAATAATCCAAACTGACTAAGATTAAAATCAGTGTCTTGTATATTATAGACCCCTCTAAGGACATAGATATCGGGATCGTATTTTCTATCTCTATTTTCTAAAAAAAGCAAATCCTGTATATTACTCACACTGGTATTAGCATAATCCGGTGTAGTCGGAGTATCTTCAGCCGGGGTTCCTGGACCTATGTATTTGTGAACAAAAACGTCAGTACCGCCAACCTGGAACATTTCCCAGATATTTTTGTCGATAAACTTATAGTCGTTGCCCTTTTCTGGGCGATAAAGCGAGAGTCTTGGCATAGTCTTATATTTACCGCTACGATAAATAGTTGTATGAGCCAAACTAACCAGATCAAACAAGGTGTCTACGATTACTGCAGAACTATGCTAGGCGACGGCATGGTTGATGTTGAGTTAGATCCTATTCATTATGAAACTGCGCTAAACAGAGCTTTATCTGTTTTTAGACAACGTAGCGATAATTCTGTAGAAGAATCGTACATATTTTTAAACTTACAACCCGATGTAAACGAGTATACCTTACCCCAAGAAATACAACAGATTAGACAGATTTTCCGTAGAAGTGTAGGTTCCCGGACAGGCGGGGGAACAGGTGGAACAGTGTTCGAGCCATTCAATCTTGCCTATTCAAATACATATCTATTGAGCTCAACTAATATGGGCGGACTATTAACCTATGAACTGTTCTCAGGATATCAAGAACTGGTAGGAAAAATGTTTGGTAGTTTTATTAATTTTACGTGGCAACCTGAAAGCAGAAAATTAGTAATACATCAACGTCCTAGAACAGAAGAAAGTGTAATGATTCAGGCTTACAATACCAAACCGGATACTACTATAATACAAGACGTATATGCCGGACAATGGGTCAAAGATTATTCATTGGCTAATTGTAAAATGATGCTCGGCCAGGCCCGCAGTAAGTTTGGACAGATAGCTGGACCACAGGGTGGCACACAACTTAACGGTACAGCATTGATCGGTGAAGCTCAAACCGAAATGGAAAAACTCGTAGACGATCTAATGAAGTTAGTTCCAGGCGGATCTGGCTACACATTTATCATCGGTTGACCTTAACGGAGTATACCTGCTATAATGTCTTTAATCGGAGGACATTATGATCATAGGTATTTGCGGATTTATTGGCAGCGGCAAAGACACAGTCGCTGACTATCTAGTTAACTTTCACGAATTTAGACGCGAGTCATTTGCCAGCACTCTCAAAGATGCTGTAAGCGCGGTGTTTGGATGGGACCGGACGCTGTTAGAAGGGCGTACTAAGGAGGCCCGAGAGTGGCGAGAACAAGTAGACCCGTGGTGGGCAGAACGTCTAGATATGCCTACACTGACTCCTAGGTGGGTACTACAATATTGGGGTACAGAAGTCTGTCGTAAAGGTTTTCACGACGATATCTGGATCGCTAGTTTAGAAAATAAACTCCGCAATAGTAAAGATCATGTAGTAATTTCCGACTGTCGGTTCCCTAACGAAATTGTCAGTATTCGCAATGCCGGCGGACAAATTGTTTGGGTACAAAGAGGAGATCTGCCCGAGTGGTATGATGTTGCTATCGCTGCGAATCAAGGTTATAATTGGGCAGTCCAAGAACTCAAGATGCGTAAAATTCACGCTAGCGAAACGGCCTGGGTCGGCACAGAGTTCGACCATTTGATAGATAATAATGGTACTATAGATGACCTATATAATCAGGCAAAATTAATTGTCAGCAATGAGATCACCCTGGCGCCAAGTTATTCCCTCCTTGCCAAGGATCTGAGCACAGTTACAACAGACAGTTTTTAAATTGCTGTAACGGCAGTTATCCAGATTGCCATCGATGTGAAATACTCTAAATACTTCTCTGTGCGGTGATTTAAAACCGCACTTTTCACATTGCTGCTTCATTTTATAGCCTGATCTAAACCACCTCGGGATACCATGATATACTCCGTGGGACAGGCATATCTCGCACAGACTTCGGTAATAGACTTTACCGTCTTTTTTATAGTTAACGGCTCGATGTCTATATCCACACTTACATAACGGTCTCATAGAAATATTTACACCTTTTTTGCCCCTTTTTATCTGACTCAAACCGGCCAAAATTATAAAAAGGTGCTAAATACTTTGACATAAGATTAACCCCAGGAGATATTCGAATGGCACTAACATCACCAGGCGTACAAGTTACAGTTATCGACGAGAGTTTTTACACACCTGCAGAACCAGGCACAACTCCGTTGATCGTAATTGCGACGGCCGAGAATAAATCAAATGCAGCTGGGACAGCCACCGCTGCTGCAACAACACAAGCAAATGCAGGAAAAGCATTTAAAGTAACTAGTCAGAGAGATCTAGTTGAAAATTTTGGTGTACCTTTCTTTGAAAAGACAGCAAGTTCTGCACCAATACACGGCTCTGAGAGAAACGAATACGGACTGCTTACTGCATACAGCTACTTAGGAGCTTCGAATTCAGCGTTCATTGTAAGAGCCAATATCGATCTCGACGAATTAGAAGGTGCATCAGCAGCCCCGGGAGCAGAACCAGCAAATGGAAAATGGTGGGTAGATACTCAAGCAACTACCTGGGGTATCCAAGAATGGAACGGCGCGGCCGCAACAGTGACAGGCGGTCAAAAGTTTACAAACAAAGTACCTTTAGTGTTTACCAATGACGAAGTTGATCAAATTGACAGCAATGGACCTAAGTCATCAGTTGGTGCAATAGGAGATTATGCTGTAGTGTTTGAGACCATCGGCGACGATGGTACATATACAACAAAATCTGTAGGTAGTTTCGGTGATAAAGAACCAGCAAGAATTTGGTATAAGTCGCCAGGCGGCACATACTCAGGCAACACACTAATCGCAGCAGGCGACTGGGTGCTAGTCGGCAGTCCAGAATGGAAAGCCAGCTGGGCTACTGTTTCCGGCACAGCAGTTAATACTACATTAACTACTGGTCAAACTTTTTTTATCAACGGCAATTTTGTAGCAATTGGCGCAGGCGCAAATACTAATGCCAAGCTAACAGCAACAGCCAATACTATTAACACAGATCCTGCTTTTTACGGACAAGGTATCAGCGCCAAGAGAGTTGGTTCAGCACTTTACATATATTCAGACGGCTCGGCAACATTTGATACAGGTGGTGATTCAAGTCAGACCGGTGTCATAGAAATCCAAGCCGGCACAGGCGGATCTGCTCTATTAACTGCACTAGGATACAGTGCCAAAGAGTATTATCCTCCAAGACTTCAAATTAGTCCACACACAACAGTTCCTCAATGGAAAACAGCCAGCGACGAACCAAGACCAAGCGGTTCTGCTTGGATCAAGACCACTGAGCCGGCTAACGGAGCACGTTGGAGAGTAAAACGTTGGAGCTCTGCAACTAAAACGTGGCAAGCCATTTCAGCACCACTTTACGCTACAGGTCATGCAGCACTTTATTATCTAGATAGATCAGGCGGCGGTGTTAATTTAGCCAAAGACGATGTCTATGTACAATTCAACAGTGACGAAACTTCTACAGCGGCTGCTCCAGCAGTGGCTAAATTTAGAGTGTTCCATAGAAAAGCCACAGGAAATACAGAAATTGTTTCCGAAGTAATTACCGGCGCAACATTTAGTTCTGGCAACAAGAGCTTTACAATGAAACAATCTCGTACAGGAAGTCTTACACTAGATTCTGTCGCAGTTTCGTTTACCGCTACAGCAGATGCCACAGACGTTGAACTAATTGCTACTGCTATCAATGGTGCAGATTTTGGTGTAGATTCCAACGGTGATCAAATTACAAATCTCGTCGAAGCCAGCGTAACTGCTGAAAATGAACTAAAAATAGTTCACAAGAAAGGCGGTGAGATCAGATTTACTGACGGCAGCGGAACTCCAATCGCATTACTATTTGCTGACTATAATCTAGATACAGGCGCAGGTACAGCTAATTTCTATGCATTGCCAGACGATGCAGTTGAAGAATACGTAGCTTCTAATTGGGAACCATTAGCAGCTGAAGATTTTGCAGCCAGCGGTGATGCACCATTAGATGAACCAGAAGACGGAAGACTATGGTATAATCCAGATTTCGGCGATGCTGATATGATGTATCACAACGGTACAACTTGGGTTGGATATAGAGATGCAACAGCATATCCTAATTCAGATCCTAATGGTCCTCAAGTAGGCGCTACTGAGCCTACTACTCAAAGCGATGGCACACCATTAGTTAACGGCGACCTTTGGATCAGCACAGCTGATCTAGAAAATTTCCCAACTATCTATCGCTGGGATGCCGTAGCAGATTTAGAATGGAAATTAGTAGATAAAACTGATCAACAAACTGAAGAAGGCGTGTTATTCGCAGATGCTAGATACGGCACAAGCGGCGCAACAGGAAATACTGCGGCCACTATCAAAGCATTGTTAACAAATAATTATTTAGATCCAGATGCACCTGATCCAGATCTATATCCACGTGGTATGATGTTGTACAATACACGTAGAAGTGGCGGTAATGTTAAGCGTTATGAAAACAGCTATATTGACACTGCTGCAGATAACGGACGATACAACGACGAATCAATGTCAGGATATGCTACTGATCGTTGGGTAACAGCTTCTGCTAACAACGAAGACGGTTCTGGCAGCTTTGGACGTAAAGCACAGCGTCAGGTTGTGGTAGCAGCACTTAAGAGTGTTATCGATACCAGCGAAGAGATCCGCGACGAAGAGCGCAGAAACTTTAACTTGATGGCTTGCCCAGGATATCCAGAAGTTCTAAGCAACTTAGTTAATCTAAACATTGATAGAGGTATTACTGCATTTGTAGTTGGGGACACTCCACTACGCCTAGCATCAGATGCTACTACCTTAACAAATTGGGGTACTAATGCAGCTCTAGTAACTGACAACGGCGACGATGGTATTGTTACCTATGACGAATATTGTGCAGTCTACTATCCAAATGGATTTACTACAGATCTAAGCGGAGCTAATGCTGTTGTACCAGCAAGTCATATGATGCTAAGAACTATCGCTCTAAGCGATGCTGTTAGCTATCCTTGGTTTGCACCAGCAGGTACAAGAAGAGGCGGCATTACTAATGCAACCAGCGTAGGATACATTGATGCAGCTACAGGAGAATTCCAAACAGTTGCACTTAATGAAGGTCAACGAGATACACTTTACGATTTAAAAATCAATCCGATTCCATTCTTCGTAGGTGTAGGTCATGTTGCATACGGTCAAAAAACTCGTGCAAGAAACGCTTCTGCACTAGACAGAATCAATGTAGCACGTTTAGTAGTGTATCTACGTAGCCAGTTGAACAAATTAGCTCGTCCATACATATTTGAACCAAACGACAAAATCACTAGAGATGAAATCAAACAGGCCTGTGAGAGTTTATTACTCGAATTGGTAAGTTTGAGAGCATTATACGACTTTGCTGTTGTCTGTGATGAGTCTAACAATACCGATTCTAGAATCGATCGCAATGAACTATGGGTAGACATTGCTATTGAACCAGTTAAGGCTGTTGAATTCATCTACATCCCACTGCGTATCAAGAATACTGGTGAGATTTAATAGATAAATACAATATCGGAGCATAGAATATGGCAATCACAACATTAAACAATATGTCAATTCAGACTGCAGGTCCTGGTAGTAACCAGGGTCTGCTAATGCCTAAGCTGAAATATCGCTTTAGAGTATTATTTCTGGGATTTGGCACAACAGCAAGTACTGAATTAACTAAGCAAGTAGTAGACATAAGTCGTCCAAAGGTAGGATTTGAAGAAATCGAATTACCTGTGTATAACTCGAAAGTCTATATGGCAGGAAAGTATACGCTGGAACCTGTTACAATCAACGTCAGAGATGATGCAAGCAATAACGTTATCAAGTTGGTTGGTCAGCAGATCCAGAAACAGTTTGACTTCTTTGAACAGTCTTCGGCACGCTCTGGTATCGACTATAAATTTACAACTAAAGTTGAAATTTTAGACGGTGGCAACGGAGCCAACGAACCTTCTATTTTAGAAACTTTTGAACTGTACGGATGCTTCTTACAAAATGCAGATTACGGTGATCTAAATTATGGTACCAATGAAGCTGCACAGATCGCATTAACTATCCGCTTTGATAATTTAATCCAAACACCAAGAGGAACAGGTGTAGGAACAGCAATAGCAAGACAAACAGCTACCGCAGCAGCCACCGGCGGTTCGCAGATATTTACTTTATAAAATATCTAAATCAGCAAAAGCCCGGAGATTCCGGGCTTTTTTTATGACATAAATATTGTATGGCTAATAAATTCATAAGATATCTCACAGGCGACGGTCCAAATAATTTCGCAGGAAATTTTGTTAACGGCCTCTTGGCTCCAAAAGGAATAATGGGCAACTGGCAACACGCCACTCGAATATTCATTGACAATACGTTTAGACTTAGCCCTCGAACAAAATTCTTATTTTATGTGCAATTTGAAATAGACAAAACAAGTTTTCAAGCACCAGCGTTTACTAACCGACACACTGAAGAATTAGGAGTACTGGTAAAATCTGCCGATCTTCCTAAGTTTAATTTTGATACAGAAACTAAAAATCAATATAATAGAAAAAAATTATTATACAAACAAATTAATTACGAGCCAGTTAACATAACATTCCACGACGACACTCAAGGAATAGTAAATGCATTATGGGCCATATACTACGGAACATACGTACAAGATAGACACAATCCTCAATCCGCTTATTCAGCCCTACACTATAGGCCTTCTGGCGCCGAGTCTCTAGACAATTTTAGATATGGATTAGATGCTAATAAATCCAGTGATATCTTTAAATCTATCAGTATCTATACTATGAGTCGAAGTAGGTTTAACGGTTATACACTGGTAAACCCTAGAATAAAAAGCTGGAGTCATGGTAATGTAGATTATGCAGCGACCGAAACATTAGACAGCACTATGAATCTAGAATATGAAGCTGTTTACTATACGCACGGTACAGTCAGCGAAGGTAGTCCTAAAGGATTTGCTACATTGCACTATGACAAGTTACCATCACCATTAACTGTTGCCGGTGGCGGTACTGCTACCCTCACAGGCGGCGGAGGAGTACTAGCTGGTTTAGAATCTGTGTTTGGAGCTGTTGGCAGCGGAAAAGCATTTGGAAGTTTTGGTGGTTTTTTAGGCACCGCCATAGCAGGCATAAACACTGCAAAGAATATTGGTCAACTTAGCAAAGAAGGTTTAAAACAAGAAGCTATTAATATTATCAGTTCTCCTCAAGGACTCAGTACCATAGGAGGAGTGATAGGTGCAGTATTTCCTAAAAATCAAACCAGTAATTCTACTACGGAAGCATCACAAAAAAGTCTAACTAGCACACCACCAACAATATGACTGAAAGAACTATTAAAACTAACCTACCAATACCTAATGTATCAGATAGTGCAGAAGCAACTAAATTATTTTTTGATACATACGGGCAGCAACCGTTAGAGTTTTTGTCAGCGGAAGTAGATGCCGCTATCGGATTTTTTGAATCCAGGGGATTTGATAAAGACGCTGGTACTGTTTCGGCAGCAGTTTTATTAAAACAAGCCAAACTAGACGGAATACCTATATTCAAATTGTTGGATCAAATGAAAACCTTGACAGGAACTCAGATCAATATCCTAGTAGGTGAAATTTTGAACAACAACAGAACAATAACATCAACCTTAGGTTTTAAAACTTCCCAGGTAGTTAAAGAATCTCAGGTAAGAAACATTTCAGCCTAATGTCAAAATTTGCACAAGGTCATTTTGAAATGAAAAATCCCGACAAGTATGTTGGGAAGAAAACTCCGTTAGCCCGTAGCAGTTGGGAATTTGTTTTTATGAGAATGCTAGATGAACACACAGGTGTAGAAAAATGGGCTAGCGAATCTATACAAATTCCTTATCGAGATCCTTTTACGGGAAAATACACGATTTATGTTCCTGATTTTTTTATCGTATATGTAGATAAAAATGGCGGTAAACACGCAGAAGTAGTAGAAGTAAAGCCGCAGAGTCAGACACTGCGGGAAAGCGTCGGTAAAAGTCGATATAATCAAGAGCAATACGTAAAAAATTTAGCAAAATGGGAAGCAGCCACTGCCTGGTGCAAGCAACAAGGTATAAAATTTAGGGTAGTAAACGAAGGTGACATTTTCCATCAAGGCAAAAAACGAAGATAAGTACGTTATGACTAAAAAACTTGAAGAATTGTTTAACCTAGAAGATTCTAAAAAAGAAACTTCTAAAAAAACAGAAGAAAAGAAAATTAATCACGAAGAAGTAACTGATCTTGATAAGAGTTATCAGGCCGTAGCAGCTATCACTAAAGATTTACCGCAGATTAAAGATCTAGAAACCCTAGAAGAAAAAGATCTAGATGCATTGGCTAGAAAAGCAGAAGATGCTTATGACGATCTAATGGATCTGGGTATGAATGTCGAAGTACGGTATGCTAGCAGGATTTTTGAAGTAGCTGGCACAATGATGAAAAATGCTATCGATGCTAAAAGTGCAAAGATTGACAAAAAATTAAAAGCTATAGATCTTCAACTTAAAAAGTATAAAATAGACAAAGATGCAGCCGAAGATCCTAATGACGTTATTAACGGGCAGGGCTATGTAATAACCGATCGAAACGAGCTGCTTAAAAAATTAGGCGGAAAAGCATAAATAATACTATGATGAAAACTTTCAAAGAATATCTATCAGAAAGCAAAAAAGTTTACAACTTTAAAATTAAAGTTGCTGGTGAATTGCCTGAAGCATTTCAAGACCTCCTTAAAGGTAGTCTAGAAAGATGTAAAGTGATTAAGTTAGAAAAATTAAACACTACACCAATTCAAGCACTACCACTGGATTTTCCTACCAAGAAAAATGCAGAAGTGCATATTTTCGAAGTCATCTGCGAATATCCTATAACAGCTCCCGAAATATCTAATGATTTAAAAATGTTAGGCTTAGACGAGGACTGCTTTAGAGTTAGGGGCAGCGGAGAACCCAGCGAAGTCGAACAAGCTTTAAATAAAGAAATTATCAATCCAGACGGATTGTTGACTGACAGCCAATATAAAGAAGCACCTAATGCTAAACATAAAGATTATTTTGGTGACGATTTCAATAAAGGTTTTTTAAAAGATTTAGAAAAATCTTCTAAACAAAGAAAAAAAGAAAGTACAGGGCCGCAAGAATTTAAACTGCCCAAGGCTAAAGAAGATAAGGCCGGCCTTAAAAGCGCCATGGGGAGTAAATAATGAATTTTCACCAACTACTAGCTAAGATGCAGGAAATAGATACACCTGTTCCTGAACAAACAACCAACGAAATGGGCTGCGGAGATAATCCTATGCCGCCTATGCCATCAATGCCGCAGAAGCCGGATACACCCCCTCCTACCATGAGCATCAATCTAAATGCTCAAGGTATGGACAACATTGAAGATCTAATGAAGTTAGTGACTAAAGTAAATCCAGACATGGACAAACCGTCTATGCCACCTTTACCAAGTCTAGGTGCTGAACCAAGCATAATGAGCATCAAACCCGAAGCACCTCCAATGTCGGGCATCGGCGACTTAGGTAATCTAGATGCAGGTCCTTTAAAGATGTTGCCTGATCTAGACAAAGAAGAACCTCGTATGGAGCCCGATGGCGACGACGAAGTTTCAAAGGCACACGGTGATTTAGACAATGATGGTGATCACGACATGGATGATCACGACATGGAAAAGAAGAAGGACAAAGAAGAAGGTTTTGCAAATGGTATGGAAGATGACGCTGAACCTGAATATAAAGACACCGACTATATGATGAATAAGTTGTCGGGTGGATTAGGACGTCAACAAACAATGTACAAACATAGTTATAAACAAGGCGATAATCCGATGGCTATGGAAAACACAGACTTAAGAGCACAAATTCGTGCAGAATTACAAAGAAGATTAGCAGAAGCTAAAGGAGTGAAATAATGGCAGACTTATTTGCTTATGATGCAGCTAACGGAACTAGCATAACAACTAATGCGAGAAAACTATTAGGTGATGGTGCCAGCGGAGTTGGTCCGTACACAAGTTTTGGAACCCCAAAGCTTCAAGCATTAAAAATCGTTTCGGCTACTATAAATTTTTCAACAACTGCTAATGCAGCAAACAGTAATCTTTACAAAGCTGTTACTGCATTACAGACCTTAGCGGAAATTTATTACGTGGGCGTTCCTGGAAATACAGCCACAGGCTTTGTAGTACTAGTACACCTAAATAAAACTGATACTGGTGATGGTTTTGGTGCTAGCACTAGCTATAACGGTACTTATGAAAATATCGAAGACGGAATCAGAGCAGCATTAGGAACAGCAGAAGATGATGTTACGATAACCAACGTAACTTTGTCAGGAATGACTTTCGCTTAAAACGCTCAAATTAATCAAATAGGCTCTTCGGAGCCTATTTTTTTCATTAAATAAAGTTATGGGAAAATCACTAGACGGCGTTTTAATTAAAAAAGCTCATAAAACGCAGAAGTATACACTAGAAGAAGTCGAGCATCTAGAAAAATGCATGGATCCGGTTGACGGCCCGTTGTATTTCATGCGAAATTTTCTAAAAATACAACATCCTGTACGAGGAGCGATTGCATTCGAACCTTACGATTATCAGGTAAGATTAATAGAAGCATATCATAACCATAAAGATGTTATCGCTATGCTACCTCGACAGATGGGTAAAACTACCTGTGCCTGCGGATACCTTTTGTGGTTCACGCAATTCGTTCCTGAAGCACAGGTTCTAATTGCTGCTCACAAATATGAAGGTGCTCAAGATATCATGAACCGATATCGTTACGGTTATGAAAATCTTCCAGATTTTATTAGAGCAGGCGTTATAAGCTATAATAGAAATACCATCGAATTCGATAACGGTGCTCGCATTCAAGCAACCACTACCACAGAAAACACAGGTCGTGGTAAATCTCTTTCATTGATTTATTGCGACGAGTTTGCATTTGTACAACCACCAGAGAAAGCCAAAGAATTCTGGACTGCATTATCGCCGACCTTGTCCACAGGAGGCCGCGCTATTATCACTTCGACTCCTAACTCAGACGAAGATCAGTTCGCTATGATTTGGACTGAGGCGAGTAAGAAATTTGACGAATACGGTAATGAACAAGAGATAGGAGTTAACGGTTTTTTCAGTTACTTTGCTCACTGGAACGAACACCCTGACAGGGACGAAGAGTGGGCAAGAACTGAAAGAGCAAAAATAGGAGAAGAACGTTTCCGTAGAGAATTTGACTGTGAATTCTTGATCTTCGACGAAACACTAATTAATGCAGTTAAGTTAGCAGAGCTTCAAGGAAAAGAACCTTCAATGACCATGGGTCAGACTCGTTGGTATAAAGATATAGATCCAAGAGCTACTTACCTAGTAGCATTAGATCCCAGTTTAGGCACAGGAGGAGACTATGCTGCTATTCAGGTATTTGAAATGCCTAGCATGGAACAGGTAGCAGAGTGGCGACATAATCTAACACCTATACAAACCCAGATAAAACATCTAAGAGAAATTTGCAAGTACATAGAAACTAGATCTCAAGAAAAGGGCAGCGTAGCACAGATTTATTACAGCGTTGAAAATAATACGTTAGGTGAAGCTGCATTAATTGTTATTCGAGATATTGGCGAAGAAAACTTTCCGGGGTTATTCTTATCTGAACCCATAAGAAAAGGACACGTTCGTAAATTCCGTAAGGGATTTAATACAACACATAGAACTAAAATTTCTGCTTGCAGCCAATTAAAAAATCTTTTAGAAACCAGTAAAATGAGGATATATTCAAAACCTTTGATATCAGAACTAAAAACCTATGTAGCACACGGTATTGGTTTTGGAGCCAAAACCGGAGAACATGACGACTTGATTTCGGGCATTTTGTTAGTTATACGAATGGCTAATGTACTCAGTGATTGGGATCCTCATATTTACGAAAAAATGACGGAGAAAATCTCAGAAGAGCAGATGCCTATGCCTATATTTGTAAGCACTGGATTTTGATAAATACAACTATGAATGCAACAAATAATATAGCTACGGACTTATTCTTTAAAATTAGAAGCAGATTCCAGGGGTTGAAATTGGGCGATGAGATGGGCCAAATTACTATCAATCCCGAAGATGCAAGATTTTTTGACTTTGACTATATGGAAGGAGAACGCCCTATAGGACACGTCAGTGTAAGTCTAGCCGAACCTAATTCTATGAAAGTCTATTTCAGTTCTGGCATCACAGAATCGATGGACAGTACCCAAAAAACTAATTGGTACGGATTTCTAAAAGAATTGAGAAATTTTGCCAAAAGACGATTAATAGCGTTTGATACTAGAGATATCGCAAAAGACAATCTAGACAAAAGAGATTATGAATTTCTTTCTCAATATAACAAGCCTAAACCATCTGAACCAAATCAAGTAATACAACAACCAGTTGGAGAAAATATTATGACAAATGTTGTCAGCGAAAGCTCTTTGTACGGATCTAAAACTGTGAGCTACCAAAAATTAGAAGATACTCGACTAATAATTAAACACAATCAAGCAGTAATGGATGACACACAGCCGGGTGCAAGAACTAGAAATATTTCAGCACTGTTTGTAGAAAATCAAGATGGCGAAAGATTCAAATATCCGTTTGTTCATCTAGCAGGTGCTCGAGCTATGCAACGCCATGTGGCTAATGGCGGATTACCGTACGACGACATAGGTAAAAGTATTATTGGAATGAGTGAAGAAATCGCTCAATTAAAGAGCTTTGGCAATTATGTTGTTCGTAATGATCTAATGAATTCAATGAATAACAATATTGTTGAACGTAGTTCAGAATATCTAAACGGATTAAGAGAACAAATCAAGGCATTATCTAAACAGAGCCATTATGAAGCTTATAGAGAAAATTTTGAGGCACAAGAAAGATTAGATGTACCAGAAGAAGTTGTAGAACAATTTACCGATCAGTTTACAGTTAGGAACTTCAAAGAAGATATTAAAAACGTATTTCCGGTATTATATAAATTAATGAAAGAAAACGAAATAGGCTATGACGACATAGTCGAAATGACAACACAAGCAGAAATAGACGAAGAGACTGCTGTGCATAATAACGACCCTTTTGAAAATTTTGAAAAGTGGGTGTACGCACTAGGCGAAGAATCGGCTATAGTGAGCCAAGATCAAGAAGAACAACAGGCAGCTATACAACAATTACAGGAACTAGTAGGCGAGCATTTTCCGGCTGGAGTAGACGGATCAAATGCTATAGAAAGTTTAAAAGGCATAATTGAGGATCCCGAATTATTCAAACAGATCAAAGATCAGGCTAAAGAAGATCCTGATAGCTGTGTTAGAGGGTTAGTTAAGGATTGGTTGGAATCTAATTCTCCGGAAGTGGTAGATCAATTAGATTTTGGAGATTTTGTTGAAGAGCCTGTAGCCGGCGAAGAGCCTGCAGCAGAGGTTCCAACAGAGGTTCCGGCAGAAGAACCTCAAATGGCAGACATGGATCAAGAGCAAGAACCGCAGAAACTTAGCGTTCAAGAACTTGCAGAATTTATAACATCATTCTATGATAAAGAGTCAGGCACATTCCCCAAAGGTCCAGAAGGCGTTTGCACTATGGTAGGTAAGAAATTTGGCGAACAGGCGGAAAATGTTGCTCGTAAATTTGTAGAGCGTATGGCTCCGCACCAGACCACTGAACAAAATCCAGAATTAGCAGAATTGGCAAGAGTTAGAGAACTAGCAGGCTTATAAGATTGTTCGTAGCAGTGAAATTGGGCACCTTGGTGCCCTTTTTCTTGACATTAATATCAACGTAAGTTTTTCTTTTGGTGAAATAATATTCACATTTGATAAGAAACTATTTGCATTTGCTAAATAAAAAGCGCATAATAGTTGTTATGCGAAAGGCATATAAAAAGTCATTTACATTAAGGCATAAGGAGGCTACAAAATGGCAACACTAGCAGAAATTCGTGCTAAACTTCAAGAAGCACAAAACAAAACTTCAGGAAACTCCACCGGCGGTGGCGACAACGCAATTTACCCACATTGGAATATGCAAGAAGGCAAAGAAGCCGTAGTACGTTTCTTACCTGATGGCAACGCCAACAATACATTCTTCTGGGTAGAACGTGCAATGATTAAATTGCCGTTTGCGGGTGTAAAAGGAGAAACTGATTCGCGTCAGGTACAAGTACAGGTCCCCTGTGTAGAAATGTACAACGATGGTACTGTTTGTCCAATACTATCAGAAGTACGTGGTTGGTTTAAAGACAAATCACTAGAAGAAATGGGCCGTAAGTATTGGAAGAAACGTTCATACATCTTCCAAGGATATGTGGTTGAAGATCCACTCAAAGAAGATACTACACCAGATAACCCTATCCGTAGATTTATCATTGGTCCTCAAATCTATCAAATCATCCGTTCAGCACTAATGGATCCAGAGTTGGAAGAATTGCCAACTGACTTCCTGCGTGGTGTTGACTTCCGCATCGCTAAAACCAGCAAAGGCGGTTTTGCTGACTACAGTACTTCAAAATGGAGTCGTCGTGAGCGTTCATTAACTGACCAAGAGAAATCGGCGATCGAGTCGCACGGACTCTTTAATCTTTCAGACTTCTTGCCTAAAAAGCCCACAGACGTCGAACTAAAAGTAATGAAAGAAATGTTCGAAGCATCAGTTAACGGAGAAGCTTATGATATGGACCGTTGGGGCCAATATTTCAAGCCAGCCGGAATGAGTGCTGCCACAGGCGATCCGAATAAAGCTGTTGCTAGACCTCAAGTCGATGAAGATGCCGACAACGAGCCTGTGTCGACTGCAAAATCTGCACCTGCAACAGCAGCGCCAGCAGCATCAACAGCCAACGGCGATAATTCAAGTCGTGCGCAAGACATCCTTGCAATGATTCGCAATCGTAAACAGTAATAGTTAATACGGCCCGAACCTCTGAGACCTAGTCTTACCGTTCGGGTTTTTCATTCCAGGAGACTTAAATGACAAAATTATCTAAACTAACGAAAGTAAGTGAGTCGATCACGATTTACCGTTATGATAACGGGTGGATGGTAGAAGTAGGTGGTCGTAATAAAAAAGAGGACTGGGCAAACACAAAAACTCTTTGTAACACCGAAGAAGAATTGATTCAGCTAATTAAAGAATATAATAGTATGGAGTTAGATCAATAATGGCAAAAGCATTTGATATTTCTAAATTTAGAAAGTCAATTACAAAGTCTATCGAAGGCTTGTCAATTGGCTTCAATGATCCAACCGATTGGGTCAGCACAGGTAATTACGCACTGAATTATCTGATCAGCGGTGATTTCCACAAAGGTGTTCCGTTAGGTAAAGTGACTGTATTTGCAGGTGAGAGTGGCGCAGGAAAGTCATACATCTGTTCTGGTAATCTTATTAAGGCAGCACAGGCACAAGGCATTTATCCTATCTTAGTTGATACAGAAAATGCGCTTGACGAGGATTGGTTAAAAGCCTTAGGTGTTGATACCAGCGAAGATAAGCTATTAAAACTTAATATGGCAATGATTGATGATGTAGCAAAGACTATTACAGAATTTGTTGCAGAATATAAAGCAATGCCAGAAGAAACTCGTCCTAAAGTTTTGTTCGTGCTCGATTCGCTCGGTATGTTGCTCACCCCAACAGACGTTAATCAATTTGAAGCAGGTGATTTAAAAGGTGATATGGGTCGTAAGCCTAAGGCATTAACAGCACTTGTTCGTAACTGTGTGAATATGTTCGGTTCATTGAACATTGGTCTAGTAGCAACTAACCACACCTATGCAAGTCAAGATATGTTTGATCCTGATGATAAGATCTCCGGGGGTCAAGGCTTTATCTATGCTTCATCTATAGTTGTTGCAATGAAGAAACTTAAACTTAAAGAAGATGATGACGGTAATAAAATTACAGAAGTACGTGGCATTCGTGCAGCCTGTAAGATTATGAAAACACGTTATGCTAAACCTTTCGAATCAGTACAGGTTAAGATTCCCTACGAAACAGGGATGAATCCATATAGCGGTTTAGTAGATTTAGCCGAGGCTAAAGGCATTCTCAAGAAAGAAGGCAATAGTCTTGCATATACGACCAAAGATGGAGAAATCATCAAGCAGTTTCGTAAGGCGTGGGAAAGAAATGAGAATGGCGGATTAGATGCTATTATGTCAGACATTTCAAAACACGGTGAAAATTCCGTTTCCGAGATAACTAATAAAGTTGAACCCGAAACGGAGACAGTCTAAATGAAAGATGATTTAATTGCAGATATCTGGACCCTGGTAGTTGAACATATTCCTGAAAAACATAGAACTGACGTTGCTTTTGATTTCGTTAACACATTAGTCGATCACGGAATTAAAGACACGGTGTTAGAAAGTCTACAAGGAATCGACCCCTATCTCGATGGTGCTATCGAATACGCCATCGATGGCGAAGAAATTGAAGACGAAGAAGATTACTACGAAGATGAGGAATAAATGAATTGGTATGATCGAGTTTCGAAAGATATCTCACAAATACCAGATGCTGTGGCATACTATGAAGCTGAATTATTAGCAGCAAAAATAGATTCTCGAATAACGGGAAATCTTGAAAAAGCTGCTGCTAATATGCCCGGCATTGTAGAAAATCGATTTAACCAACTTCAAGAAATTGAAGCTATATTAGAATATCTTAATATTGAACTTCGACGACTTCGCAGCCAGCATTTTCGTAAATACCTTGAAAATTACCAGCGCAGTCTATCTTCTAGAGATTGTGAAAAATTTGTAGAAGGCGAAGCCGATGTCGTAGATTTTGAAAAAATCATTAACGACTTTGCCTTACTACGTAACAAGTGGCTAGGTATTATCAAGGCTCTTGACATTAAGCAATGGCAGATTTCTAATATTGTTAAACTTAGAACTGCTGGCCTCGAAGACGCCACTCTTTAAATCACTCCATAAAGTGCCCATATAAATAAGACTATGAAAATAGTCTTAGTTACAGGGGGCTTTGACCCTATACATTCCGGGCATATTGCCTACATCAAAGCAGCAAAAGAGCTAGGCGATAAATTAATAGTTGGAATTAATTCTGACGAATGGCTACGTAGAAAGAAAGGGCACGAGTTTATGCCCTGGGCAGAACGTGCAACCATAGTTGCCAATCTTTATGATGTCGATCGTGTTATAAACTTCGATGACGCAGATAACAGCGCCAAGGATGCTATTAGAAAAGTACGAGACATTCATCCCAATGCACATATTATTTTTGCCAACGGCGGAGATCGAACCAAAGAAAATATTCCAGAAATGGATTTACTTTCTGAAATGTTGCATCTTGAGTTTGTATTTGGTGTTGGCGGCGAAGATAAAAAAAATTCTAGCTCTTGGATTTTACAAGAATGGAAAGCACCTAAAACAGAACGTAGTTGGGGTTATTATAGAGTTCTTCATGAGCCCAATGATAGAGTTAAGCTCAAAGAACTAACTGTTGATCCTGGAAAATATCTAAGTATGCAACGCCATGCAGATCGATCAGAATTTTGGTTTGTATCAGAAGGCGAAGCAACACTTTATACAGTTAACAAATCAACCGATGCTGAATTGGTCGGAAAATTTGCCGAACATAACCATATGTGGATTCCTAAGACCGCCTGGCATCAGTTAGTCAATGAATCTGAGTCACCTCTGAAAGTCATCGAAATTCAATTCGGAGATAAGTGCATCGAAGAGGACATCGAAAGAAAATGATTCCAATTTTTATCGGATACGATCCTAGAGAAGCTATTGCCTATCACGTGTGTTCTAACAGTATTATAAGGCATAGTTCTCAGCCAGTAGCTATTAGTCCTTTGGCACTTAATATTTTAAAAGATTATGACGAGACTCACACCGACGGCAGCAATCATTTTATCTACAGTAGATTTCTTGTACCTCATTTAATGAATTATAAAGGATGGGCAATCTTTATGGACGGCGATATGCTGTTAAGAGATGATATTACAAAATTATGGGAACTAAGAGATGAATCAAAAGCAGTCCAGGTCGTCAAACACGAGTATAGAACCAGACTTACTGAAAAGTATCTTGGAGCGAAGAACGAGGATTATCCGCGTAAAAATTGGAGTTCTGTTATTCTTTGGAATTGCGGTCATCCTGGAAATGCTAAAGTAACACCCGAATTCATTCAATCGGCCACTGGAGCACAAGTACATAGATTTACTTGGTTAACAGACGATCTTGTCGGAGAATTGCCTAAGGAATGGAATTGGTTAGACATAGAATACGATCATACGCCAGACGCTAAATTAGTACATTATACGTTAGGAACTCCTTGCTTTCACGAATTCTCTAATCAAGGAAGTTTTTCAAACGAATGGCATAGGGAAAGAATTTATACAGAATTCTGTCAGCAACACGGATTATGAAAAACTGGATTTGCCTAAGTAAAGAAGGAGAAGACCCCTTCATTGAAAAATTCGCACAAGGCTGCGGAGTTAAGCCTACAGATTCTGATAAATTTGTCTATGAAGATTCAAGTGATCCTATAGTATTAAGGGGTATCCTGAAGAAAAAAATTATAAAAAGATGTTGGAAAGAAAATAGAACATTTTACTACATGGACACAGGATATTTTGGAAATGAAATCTCATCTAAAAATCCCCACGGATGGAAATACTGGCACAGAATAGTAAAAAATAATTTGCAACACAGAGAGATCGTTGAACGCCCTGGAGATCGATGGGAAAGTTTTAAAATTCCTATAAAGTCCTGGAAAAAAGATGGTCGAAAAATATTAATCGCCAAGCCCGATGAAAAACCTATGAAATTTTATGGGTTAGATGCTGATAGTTGGATCAATGAAGTTATAGAAACAATTAAACAAAATACTGATAGACCGATAGAAATTAGAGAACGTGCAAAAAATAGGATCGACAGAGTCGCACATAATACCTTAAAAGAAGCACTAGATGATGATGTATTTGCCCTAGTTACATTTAACAGTAATGCAGCTACGGAATCAATCTTGCACGGAATTCCTGTTTTTACTCTCGCCCCAGTCAATGCTGCAGAACCAGTAGCTTCTAAAGATCTTACTAAAATAGATACTCCTTATTATCCAGACAAAGATAAAATCTTTTCTTGGGCCAGTCATTTAGCTTATGGTCAATTTCATACTGGCGAATTTACTTCTGGGCAAGCACAACGTATGTTAACTGAATTATGGTAAAAGACGAAGATCAAAACATTTTAGAAAGTTTTTCAAGTAGTTCGCAAGGACAGCTGACAACTAATTTTGACGACAAATCAAAACCTTTTGTCGTTCGAGGCGTCGTAAAAAGAAAAGAAATAAAAGAATGTGAAAAAGAAAAAAGAGATTATTATTATATCGATACAGGATATGTAGGAAATTTTCCTAGTAGGGGAAATTCTTCAGGAAAAAAAATCTGGCATAGAGTAGTTAAAAATGATGTGCAACACACCAAGGCGGAAGATCGACCTAGCGACAGATGGAATACATTAACTAGTCAAGATCCTCGACTAATTTGGTCCGGCTGGAAAAATTACAATCAAAAGATCTTATTAGTATTGCCAAATCCCAAAGCCACTAATTTTTATGGTTTTGATTGTGATACTTGGATAAAAGAAACAACTGAAAAAATTAAAACTTATTCAGATCTACCTATAGAAGTTAGATCCAAAGGATCTAGATCTTACAGAAACCAAGAATACTCAATTTACGATGCATTTAATTCTGGAGTTTACGCTACAGTAGCATTTAACAGCATCGCAGCTCTAGAATCTGTCTTATACGGTATTCCAGCATTCGTATCAGTGCCGTGTGCCGCAACTCCATTAGCATCTACTGATTTGTCGATGCTGAAAAATCCTTTTCGGCCAGAAGTTAACGTAATTCAAAAACAATGTCACACTATTGCTTATGGTCAATTTTCTGTAGGCGAGATATCTAATGGTACTGCTTATAAAATTCTAAACAATCTATGAAACTATTATTAAACAACAAAGAAATAGCATATTTTTTATTAAGTCTTATTGATCATTATAATCCAAGTCTTTCTATTGTACTGGAAGAGGACGAGCTTAATGATGTCAAAGAGTATATAGGTATAGAAACAAGAAAAAGAAAATATAGTCTAGACAAAATGAGGAAGAAATTCAAAGACAAGATACAACGTGCAGTAGAAAGAGATCTAGGAAGATACAGAGATCAAGTTATTGAATTCGTTAGAAATAGAAAAGAAGAATACTATAACAATGTTCACGGAAATATAGAATATTTTATTGAAAAAATTGGCGAAGAAAAAATTCTTGACCTTTATAAGACCAGTAAAAAAGAAAACTTTGTAAAAAGTCTAGGATTAAGATTATCCGAGAATGCTCAATTAGTTAGAAGACAAAATTTTAACAACTATGAAGAAGATTGTTTAATTAGAAATACTGTAGGAAACGAAAAACTTTTAATTTCTAAGATAGATAATAAATTTCCTTTTTGGTTTATTGACAGCGGATATACAAATTTTGTCGAGACAAATAAAAAATGGCATAGATTAGTTAGAAATCATTTACATCAAGGAAAAGAGTTTTCTGCTCCGGTAGATAGATTAGGAGTTTTTAAAACATTTCCAACACAATGGAGAACTCACGGAGAAAAGATTCTTATTATTGAACCTGGATCGTTTGCTGCAGGAATTTTTCATGTTGATATTAAAACCTGGAAATACGAAGTTGAATCTGAGCTAAGAAAATATACAGATAAGCCTATAGTTTTTAGAGAAAAAGCAGAAAAAAGAGTTAGAACTAATCTGTATAAAGAATTATGTGACGAAGATTATTATTGTGTAGTTAATATCAATTCTAATGCTGCTACTGAGGCAATATGGGCAGGAATCCCAGCTATCACATTAGACAAACATATAACTAATCCTGTTACTAGAAACAAACTATCAGATATAAACGATTTGCTTAGACCGAACCTATCGAACTGGTTATGTATGCTCAGTTACAGTCAATTTACCTATGACGAACTAATAAACGGTACAGCATTAGAAATTGCTAGAAAATATCATGTCTAAATTAACTGCGGTTGCATACTACGGAGGAATTCCTTCCAAGAATAATAATCCCGAGAAGCCCCTGATACTAGATAATTTTTGTCAAGGCGTTATAGCTTCGGGAGATACAGCCATCGCTCACCGAACCATGACAGCGATTCCCTGTGACGTAGCCTTAATACAAGGATTCGTTCACGATGACGGTAAAAGATTGCCTCATTTAATATTAAGACAACAAGCTATAGACTTACAAAGAAAAAACAATAAAAAAAGTCTTATAGTTGACAGTAATTTATTTCTTTATGCAGATCCCGAAAATTCTAGAAGATATCTAAGGTACAGTTTTGATGGTGTGTTTCCTACTACAGGATTTTATTTTAACAAAGATGTAGATCCTATAAGATGGCAAAAAATTTCTCAGGCGTTAAATCTTAATTTAAAACCTTATAGAACTAGCGGCGATCATATTTTAATCTGTCTTCAAAGAAATGGAGGCTGGAGTATGCGAGGACTATCGGTTATGGACTGGCTTAATGATACTATCCAAAAAATTCGACAGCATTCAAGAAAAAGACCGATCATAGTTAGATCTCATCCCGGCGATAAAAAAATAAAAAGATTTTTAACAATAAATCATAAAAATGTTAGACTAAGTACCAATGAAAAATTAGTAGACGACCTGAGAGGTGCGTGGGCGTCTGTGGTATATAACAGCAGTCCTAGTGTAGCTAGTCTAATAGAGGGAATTCCGACATTTTTAACAGATCCTTATCCTCAACACAGCCAGAGCTTCGAAGTAGCTAACACTGATTTGAGTTTATTAGAAAATCCGGAATTAAAAGAACGGCAGTACTGGATAGAAAAATTATCAATGTGTCATTGGAATTTTGAAGAACTTAAGTCTGGAGAAGCTTGGTCTTTTTTTAAAAGATATGTTATTTAAATTGTTGCCAATAAGGCTCAGTTCTCTTAACAACCAAGTCTTCTCTTTTACTTTTACCTAATTTCTTTCTAGAACCTTTTAAGTGATCTAACCAAGCTCCCCACTCGCTGTTAATCAGTGGATGCCCCTCGCCAGTTATCAATCCCTCACTCCAATCTAATTGTTTTAGATAAGGAAATTTTGATCTAACTGCATCAAAGACAAAGCTGTCATGCCACTCGTCTAAGTTAAAAATACCACCTTCTGCATTATCATACATTCTTTGAAATTCAAACAAAAAATTTCGTGTCTGTTCGGTTTTAAGATTCATCGAGTATAGACCGCACTCAGAAAATTTTCCTTTTCTTCCTAAAAAACAAAGATCTTTGTCTGCAGGAATCATCCTATAAAGGTCCGCCATAGTAATAGGACTATGGCAATAAGTATCTGCATCCATCCAAATCAAAATATCAGATTCTGTTTGTCTGGCACAGTCGAATATGGCATAGACTTTGTGTGAAAATCTAACTGCATCCCACTTGAACCCTTTGCCGGAGTCTCTCCTTTTTGATCTTACCGGATCTTTGCTAACATCACCGTTGGCTTTAGGAACTCCCTTCCACTTATTTTTAAATTTTGTTAGATCGTCAACACTGTCTAAATCAATTAAGGTAACTCGTGAGTGGTCAATGATTGCAGGATTGCATTTTTCAGGATAGACATATAATTTAACTTCTACTGGCCAAGTTTTACAAAAACTATCGATCATTCGTTGGCCATAAATTTTTAAACCTTCTTCGTGAAATGTTGTTACTACTGATATTTTCAAGGGGCTAGTCTCCATACTTGTTTTCCATCGGATATTTCCACACATTTATAACCAATTAATCCTATTGGTCGAGATTCTTCCTTGCCGAGATATTCTTCACCTTGAATATAAATTGGAGGATTGAATCTTGTTAAAATATGTCGTAATGCTTCTAAAGAATTGATGTATTTTCTATCAACTAAGACTAAATCTATCTCTGGATATATTGTTATATTTTCAAAATTTTCTCGATAAATTAAATTTCGTTTTCTTAACGATCCAAAGGTTGAGGTCAATACAAATATATTGTCTGCCTCTTCTAAAAGCTGATCCATATGTCCAAACCCTGTACCTAATACTACAATATTTCTTAGATTTTTAAGACCAGACTTTTTTAACCGTTTTATAAATTTTGCCATGTTTGCGAATTAAATACTACTATATTTATTTTTAATCATGAAGCTTAAAATTTATAGAGAATTTGGTGCGTTGAACAGCGAACCTATTTTTAATGCTGTAGAATCAGGTATTAAGAGAATAGGCTGGCAACTTTGCAACGACAACGAGGATATTCCAGTTATCTGGTCGGTATTGTGGGGAGGCCGGATGAGAAATAATCAAGTTGTTTATAATCAAGCACGATTAAAAAATAAACCTGTACTAATAGTCGAAGTAGGAAATTTGAAAAGAAATGAAACTTGGAGAATTTCTTTAAATCACATTAACAGTCTAGGTGAATTTGCCAATGATAAGAATCTGGACGAATTAAGGCCAGAGAAGTTAGGTAT